ATGGCTACGTTCCAAAAACGCTCCGGCTCTTGGCGAGCGATCATCCGTAAGAAAGGCTATCCCCAAGTCAGCGCCACGTTCGACACGAAGGCCCAGGCAGAGCGATGGGCGAAGCAGATCGAAACCGAGATGAGCCAGGCCAGGTTCGTCGATACTCGCGAGGCCGACGCGCTGACAATCGCGGCGGCGCTCGAGCGTTACGAGCGGGAGATCTCGGTCCACAAGAAGAGCTATCGGAACGAGCGGTCGCGGCTGGCGATCCTCGCCCGAGATCTCGGACGGTTCACGCTGTCGACTCTCCGCTCGTCTGATGTCGCGCTATACCGGGATCAACGTCTCGAAGTCGCGTCGGGTTCGACGGTTCGCCGCGACCTGGCGTTGCTGTCGCACCTCTACACTATCGCGATCAAGGAATGGGGGATGCCCGTCGACAATCCGTGCGCGAAGATCCGGAAGCCGAAGCTCAACAAGGATCGCGAACGGCGGGTAACCGATGACGAACTGACTGCGATTCTGGAGGCCGCTGGTGTCCTTCATGCGGAAATGCCGCGTCTGATCACGTTGGCCGTCGAGAGCGGCATGCGGAGGGGAGAGCTGATTGGGCTGAAACGGTCGGACGTGAGGGCGAGTGTGGCCTACTTGGCCGAGACGAAAAATGGCACCAGTCGAGCGGTGCCTCTTTCGCGAGCGGCCCGCGCGGCGGTCGAAGCGCTACCGGCGAGGCTGGATGGTCAGCTCTTCTCGTTGCGGCCTGATACAGTCACGCACTATTTCGAGAAGAGCTGTAAAGCGGCGGAGGTTGAGGGGCTCCGGTTTCACGATCTGCGGCACGAGGCGACGTCGCGATTCTTCGAGAAAGGGCTCAACATCATGGAGGTCGCCGCGATCACTGGTCACAAGGATTTGCGGATGCTGCGGCGATATACCCACCTCAACCCCTCAGCGCTTGCGGAGAAGCTGGGGTAGCGCGAGGTCGGCCAGGGCGCCGGCGCGGCTCTGCTGGCGCTGTCGCTTCTTCCGCATCCAAGTTCTCGAGCCAGTCCATTACCCGCGAGCGCTTCCACGCCCAGAGCCGCCCGACTTTGAATCGCCCCGGCGGCAGTGCGTCGCTCTCCCGCTTGATGAGGTTGGTAACCGCCTGCTGCGATTTGCCCATTAGCTGCGCCACGTCCGACGCGTAAAGGATCTCAGCCTGGTGATATCTCATCATGAGCGGTCTCCCTGGTCATTGGGGCGGCGAGCTCGCCACCGATTGAATCGGTTCTGAATCAGCCGGAACGTCGCGCCGGCCTGCTGGTTGGTATCGAGTTCGGCGCGGCTCGCGATGCGGCACGCCTTCCGGATCCAGTCGCCGGCGTCCTGTTCGCTGTGTGTGCCGTCCGGCACGTCCGCGCCGAACTTGGCGCGGGCTCGCTGATCCAGGTAGCGCCTGAAAGCTGGATCCCGGCAGAGAATCCCCGCGGCGCGGGCATGGTGATTGCCAGCCATCGTTCGACCTCTCAGTACTGGTACCGGCCCGGCATCGCCGGGCGCGGATCGGTAATGGTCATGTCCGCCGTCTCGGCGCGACCAGTCGCGTGGATCTCAATCACTTCGATGCGTGGCATGAAGCGAGAAGCCAGCGCGGTTCCGAGCTGAAGAGCGACGCCGATCGCGAGCGCGAAGATCAGCAAGGCCGCGACTTTCGCCGGCCGCTTGATACGTTCACCGAACATGGCGCCCCCTGGCTTCGCGGATCGACTGGCAATCGATGCAGGTGGTGGCCCAGGGCGCGGCCTGGCGCCGGGCTTTCGGGATCTCGGTGCCGCATTCCTCGCAGTCGGTATCCATCGCGCCGGCGACGGTCACCGGTAGCTGGTGTCGAGCGAGCGAGTGGGCGAGGTGGCGCTCGATGATGTCACCGGCGTTGTCGGCGATATCAGCCATGGTTGAGTTCCTCCACGGTCTGGCTGTCGCGGTACGCGCAGCGGTGACTGGTGACGGCCTGGCGTAGCGCTTCCTCGCTGTCGAAGGCGATCACCATGGCGTAGCGGTGACGGGTTTCGCCTGTATTGGGTGCCAGTACGGCGAGTTCGCCGGCGTCCTGCAGGGTGCCGCGCGGTACCGCGCGATCGGTGTGTTGCTGGGTTTGCATCCTCTCTCCTTCAGCGCCTGCGTGGCACGGTTGTTGTCAGATCCCTTCCGGGAAATATTCGGGGGTGCCCTGCCTCTCCGGCGGGGTGGGTTTCGGGTGCCGCCGGACGGCGGCCTGGATCATTCGGTGCTCGAGATCGGCGTCTTCCATCTCCTGGCGGACGTGTTCGCTGGCGCGCCACGCTCGATAGCGTTGGAGTTGGGCTTCCAACTCCTCCGGGGTGAGTTCTTTCGGGGTCAGAAGCCCCCTGGGAACGAGGCTTTGGCCGGCCCCCGTGCCGGGGTCCGTACAGTTAGTGACACAAGTCCAAGGGTCGGCGGCTTCGCCACCTCCCAAAAACCCCGACGCGGCCGCACGCTTCGGGCGCACGTTCCAGCGGTAGAGGCGCGTCAGGTACTCGGAAACGCTGCCCTTGCCGTCGCTGACGGCGAGGCCCTTGGGCACCTTGATCTCGTCGCCGTAGCGGCCGCGCTCGATGAATTCCCGATGCTGCTCGCCGGTGGCGTGGCTGAAGTCATCGTCGCCCTTGCCGGTGCGGAAGGCGGGAATGGACCACGGCTTGATCGGTTGCAGCTTGCGCGGCGTGTTGGGGCCGCCCATCAGGCGGAGGAACTGGTCCCACTGGCCGGCGTTGGCGGCTTCGCGGATGTGGTGAAAGGTGGCCGCCGCGCGGGGCAGCGGGTTGGTGGCTTCCTCCCACTTGCGAAGCTCGCCTTCCTGCTTCTCGGTGAGGCGGCGGATCTCGCGCCAGACGGTGACGCTGGGCAGCCCCACGAACTGAAACTGGCGAATGCCCCAGCAGGCCGCCCATGCCTCGATGCGAGGGGCCGCGCTGTTGAGATCGTGGCCGTAGCGGTCCAGCTCGTCGCCCTCGATGCCGGCACGGGCGAACTGCTCGCCATTGATGTTCTTGGAGATGTACTTGGCCACGTAGCCGGCGGCCGTGCCCTTCGAGTAGTCGATGCGCTTGGCATCGAAGCGGGCGGTGGTCTTGCCGAACCGGTTGAACAGCTCTTCCGGCGACTCCTCCTCGGCGTAATCGCGCAGGGTCTGGCTGACGGCCTCCACGTCCTCCGGCTTCATCCACACCAGCAGATGCCAGTGCGGGGTGCCGTCGTGGTGCGGTTCCACCACGCGGATGCCATAGATGGCACGCTTGGCGCGGGCCAGTCTGGCGCGGGTCTTCGCCCACACCTTTTGGATGTGCTGCTGGGCCTCGCGCGGGGTCGAGCCGTCGTAGCGGGGATTGCGGCGGCAGCGGTAGCGCTCCCGGCCCTTGCGGTCCGTGTAGCGGTTGGCGTTGACCGGGTGAAAGCGGCTCGGCGCGGTGACGGTGTAGAACATGCCCACGTGGCCGAGGCGGCGAGCCTCGACCTCGGTATCGCGAATGCGCAGCATCAGCTCCGCGCGGCGGTGGTCCGGATTGGCCAGCCCCAGCTCGGCGAGTTCGGCCAGGGTGTAGGTCTGGCCTTCCTGGTTGATCGCCTCGAGCGTCTCCAGCAGCGTGCGGTTGCGCACGCGCTGGGCGCGGCGGCGCTCGATGGTCATGTCGCTGCAGTAGATGCCGGCCTGGGCGTGGACGCGGTACGCCTCGCGCTGGACCTGCTCGAGACGTCGCCCGGCCAGCCGGCGCAGTTTGCGTCGCCAGAAGCTGGGGCAGCTTAGCCGCGCCAGTTGCACGCTGGCCTTCTGATTCACTGGCGGCGGCGCGATGCCGTGGAGCGTGGCGCGCTTGCGCGCGGCGGCGGCCGCCATCTCGTCGGCCACGGCCAGACTCATGACCGGCGCTCGCTCCCAACGGAACACCGCCATCAGCGGGATACCGCCCGGCGGGGGCGTCAGCGGATTGCGTGCCGCGGCGATCTGGCGCGCCATGGACCGTGACTGGGCGGAGAGCGACATGCCACGCGGCTGGCGAACGCGCCGGGGTGGCGGCAGCAGGCCGAGACGCAGGCGGCGATTGTGCTCGGCGATGCCACCGATCAGCTTGTTGCGTTCGTCCTCGACGGCCCGGGCCTGCGCCTGGGCGTAATCGACCAGGGCGTCGTCGTCGTGGGTGGCATTGAGCCCGCCGATCTTGAGGCGAGATTCCACCATGCGCAGCCAGTAGCAACCGGCGCGGATGCCCTCGATGGTGGTGGGCTGGGCATTGCGCCGGGCGATGAAGGCACGCTGCAGATCGTCGGCGATGACCGGGAAGCGCTTGTAGACGTGCGCCGGCTCGATCAGCTCCGCCGTCCGGCGTGTCAGCCAACGGTTGCCCGCCGCGTTGCCGTAACGCTCGGCGACGTGGACGAAGCCGGCGGCCAGATCCTCGGCCAGCGAGGGGAAGCGCTCGAAGATCGCCTCGCGCCACGGCAGACAGTCGACCGTGCCCCATTGGCGGGACCGTTCGATGGCGCTCATTGCGCCCCCGCTTCGATCAGGTCGATCCAGTGCAGTGCCGCTTTGGTGTCACCCTGGGCTAGGGCCCGGCGCGCGTTGGCGGCCAGTTCCCGATTCGGGCTCTCGCCCTTGAGCCGTTCGCCCAGGCGCTGGGCGTAGCGGCTCATGCGGCCGATGGCGGCACGAATCGCATCGCGCTCGGCCCGGTTCATCTCGCCGATCCCGCGCAGGGCATCGCGGGCCTGCATCTGGGCGCTGGCCAGCACCGTCCTGCGCTCATTGGTCGGCATGTCCGCCCACAGTTCGGCCAGATCCTTGTCCGCGCAGCGGGCATGCAGCTCGGCGCGCAGGGCGCCGAAGCCGGCACGGCCATCCGGCAGGACGACCGACAGATGACGTTTTTCCTCGGTGGGGAGGGGCTGAGTCGCGGCTGCCATGGTGAGACCTCGCGTTCCGAAAGGGGGCGTGGGGGTTACTGCAGGGGGCGGCTGCGAACGACTCGCAGGGCGCCCCGGTCTCGGGCCTGCTCACGGGCGGCGAGCAGGTCGCCAACGGTGAACGAGATCGGTAGGCCGCCGACGGTGCGCAGCACGACGACATACTCGGTGCTGGATTCGAGATCGAGCCACGCGACCTGATTGAGCGACTCCAGCTCGGCGCTGGCGTGAATCGCGGCGAGCTCCGCTTTCGCTTCCGGCATCGCCTGCTCGCTCATCAGGAACTGGGTGCAGTTCTCGAGCGCTTCACGGCGATTCAGCCCCCGGCAGTAGCGCAGCAGATAGCCGGTGGCGGCGTTTTTCGGGTCGAGTTGGCGTAGCCGCCGGGCCCGGGGGCCGGCGGAGAGCGTGGTGATGGTCATGGTGTCGTTCCTGAGATGAGCCCTTCGGGGCGTTGCGTTAGCGGTCAGCCGTTCAGCGCGGCCAGTTGCTCCATGCAGGCGCGGCGATGGCCGGGCTCCATGGGGATGCGAATGTCGGTATCTGGGTTGCGGCTCAGCGTCAGCGTCTTGGCGAACTCGACATAGATCTTGCCGCCCCAGCCGCAGGCCGGATTGATGCACTGCGCGTAGACCTCGTAGAGCGTCGGCGACGGGCGCTTGCTGGTGCGGGTGATCGACGCTTCACCGCAGTGCGGGCAACAGATCCTCACCGAGAACCTCCTTGGATTGGGTAAAGTGCGCGGCCTCGGCCGGTGAGCTCGAAGCCACCCCTTCGCAAGCGCCGCTTCACGAGGAGCTCCGCTGCTTGATCGCGGGTTTCCAGGCCCTCCTGCTGGCGCACCCGTTCGAGCGTCTCTTCCTGGAACTCATGAATGTCGAAGGTCTGCTGCGGCATGGGGGCGTCTCGTTTTGCACGGTGGATGTGGTGCCGGATGTGGTGCTTGGGTCAGCCTGCTTTCGCCCTGATACTGCCCACACCGGTCCCCCGGACGTCGCCGATGCCGAGAAGCTCGGCCGCTTCCTTCATCATCATCGAGCGCATCACCTCGGCTCGGGAGAGACCGTAGAGGTTGGCGAACGACTGGATGACATCGACCTCGTACTGATCGAGATAGACGGTGACGCGTTGACGAACACGCTTCGGGTCCTGGTACATGGCGACGATTCCTTGTGCGGGTCAGGAGACGGCTTCGGCTTTAGGTGTGTTTTGGAGCCCGCGCAGCATGAGCATGCGCACAGTGCCTGAGAGCGACCGAAGCTCCCGGCTGGCGATAGCCTCGACCTCCGCGCGCTCTTCGATAGTCAGCAGCGTCATGATCGGGCGATTACAACCATGGGGGGACTGGCGGCGTTGGGTCTGGCTCATGTGATAAGCTCCTAAAGGGTCTTAAAAGGCAGGCTTTGGTGATGCCTTCCTAGTACCGTTAAAGACTGTGTGTCGATAATAGGTACTCAAATGTTTCCCCGTCAAGCATCAAAGGCGAACTAATGGGTTCTTTTGGCGAAAGGTTGCGCGAGGCGAGGAAACAAAAGGGCCTCTCGCAAACCGAATTTGGTGAGCTCGTCGGTGTAACAAAGCGCAGCCAGATGATGTACGAGGGCGATCAGCGCGTGCCCAAAGCCGACTATCTGGCGGCTTTGGTTAAGACGGGAATCGACATCGAATTTATCCTTACGGGTGAATCTCGCGGCGCTGCGGGGGTGATCAATTCTGCCCCTTTGGGATCGGATGTTCCCCATGTGCCGCTGGAAGGTCTCTCCCTATCGACGGGGATGCCTGTTCCTCTTTACGACGTTGAGGGCGCTGCCGGGGCCGGTCGGTCGCTCGAGCGCGAGACCGTGGTTGGTACCTTTACGATCGATGCCGCCACGCTGTCCCAGCTCGGTCTGGCCGGAGCTCAATTGGCAGGCGTACGTGTGCGCGGGGACTCCATGGAGCCAACGCTGTTCGACGACGACTGGGTATTCATTGACCTCAACGACACCAATTTCGCTCAGGCCGGGGTGTTTCTGGTATGGGTGAGCGGCGAGCTGCGCATCAAGCGGCTGCAGCGCCTGGCCGGCGGCGCGATGCTGCTAATCAGCGACAACAGCTACTACGAGAAAGAGATGATCGCCCCGGACCGGATGCAGGAGGTCCACGTGATGGGCCGTGTGCGGACGCGGATGGGTGAGATTGCTTGATTTAGAAATACCAAGGATCTGCCGATAACGAGGAGTCATAGACTCCATATTCAAACGGCAAAAGAAGTGGCCGATAGAGCCACGCCATTACGCAAGGGAAATCAAATGTCTGACGTTACCACTTCCGCCGATGCGACCAAATCGGCTCCCGTCAAAGCTGTCTGGGCGCTTCTGATCGTTGCTTGGATCTGCTTTCTCTTACCCGTTCCAGGTATTGGCCTGTTCGTGGGCTGCCCATTGAATTTCGTCGCATTCATTGTGGCGATCGTAGTCATCACGCGCGGGCGTACTGGCATGGGGATTACCCAACTGATCGTCAGCCTGGTCGTCTCGCCGATCATCTACTTCATCGGCCTGGCAATCTTCGGTGCTGCGATGAACAGTGGTCAGCAGGAAAAGGAATCTTTCGATTACGGCCAGGTTCTGCCGGCCTATGTCCAAAGCATTGCATGAGGTGATTCCATGAAGCGCCTCATTCTACCTGGGTTGTTATGCCTTTCGTTGGCCGTGGGCGCGGCCAACGCTGATTCAATCCCTCGCTACGATGTGGAGAGCCACTGCACGGAGGTGGCGAGTATTACGGGGGATCTCAGCAATTCGCTTTACAACAGCTGCATTCAGATGGAGCAGTCTTCCTACGACCACCTGAAAGGCGCGTGGTCATCGATTCCTGCCAACATCCGTGGCGGCTGCGATGATGTGGCCACCGTCGGTGGCTCTGGTAGCTATAGTTTGCTCGAGAGCTGTGTCCAGATGGAAAGCCAGGCGGCCAGCAACAAGAAGTCGTTCAGCTTTGATTGAGAAGATACGCCCATACCCAGTATGGGCTTTCTCTTACGACCAAAGCGCGTGCAGCGTGTCGCCGGTGGGGCGTAGATACTGATCAGTGACAATCCGGCCTACCATAAGGAGCTGGTGCAGCCCGAGGACGTGGAGATTATTGGGCAGGCGTGGCGGAAGGTGGAAAGGTTTTTTGAGGCAAAACCTATATTTAGATAAAGCAGATTCATGGATCTGCAGCGAAATGACAAATCACAAACTGCTTAGTGGGCTTCGCAAAGCTGCGATAATAATTCGAAGGGTTTTTAGTTATGGCTGGATGCGTTAAAGTTAAAAATTTAAAAAGCATAAAGGAACTTAATTTCTCAATACCTTCACCTGGCGTGCATGTGCTGTCTGGAACAAACGGTATTGGAAAGACAACCCTTTTGGCCTGCCTGAGGCGCATTGGGTTTAGAAATGCATTCCCACTTCACTTTCCTATGTCTGAGTTGTCAGAAAGGATGGATAATCATTCTCAGGCAAGTGTTGAATATCATATCAACAATGAAGTAGTGACGTATTCGTATTCCAGCGAAAGATGGGTTCCAAGACCAAGGAGGTTGAGTAAACTTTTAAGCAGTTTCGGTTATCCCAATGTAATATATGTCGGGGCTACCGCCGACAGAATTACGCCGCGACCTGAGGATTTTAATCCTAACCGAGTAACAAAGGCATCTGGCGCCTTGATTGCCGCGATGAACTCTATCTTCGATACTCAAAAGTTTGATGGTCTTCGTTATATTAATTTAACCACTGGCTCTGGGAATCGCGCCTATTTAATGCAGTACAAGCAGGGGAGTGTTAATCACTACTTTTCTGAAAAAAATTTCAGCCTAGGTCAATTGTGTGTGCTGAAACTTCTTGTGAAAATTGATGCATGTCCTAATAATTCATTAATTCTCATTGACGAGCTTGAGCTGGCTCTGCATCCGAAAGCTCAAATAGGGCTTTTCAAACATCTCGAAAACGTTGCTAACACCAAATCACTTACAGTGATATTTTCAACCCACTCAGTCAGTCTAATCAAAGTTGCAAGTAGAGATCAGCTTCTGTATATACACGATAATGGTGATAATTCTGAGGTTATTCCAAGGTGCTTTCCCACGTTCGCTTTAGGGAGTATTGCACTCTCTGAAGAGTCCGCACCAGATAAAGCGATATATGTAGAAGACGAGGCAGCAAGACTTGTCGTTGACGCTTTTTGTAAAGCAGCCATTCTTGCTAAATACAGAAATCAGCAAAGTTATCCTACTTTCAGCGTGCTTCCCCTTGGTGGATTTTTGAGCGTAATAAAATTTTTGGATAGAGGTAGGTCAGTTTTACCTCCAACGACTTCTTCTTACGCCGTTTTAGATGCTGATGTCAAAGAAGAGACTTTAGCTGATTGGAGACGTCGGCAAGATTACCAAAATCTCCAGCTCGTTCAGCATGCTGGTAGAAATCTTTCTTATCTTCCATTTACGCCAGAATGTGGTTTGGTCGTTTTTTTGCGTGACTATAGCGCAGAGGCCGAAGAATTACTAAGAGCTGAATTCGGCGACCATCGAATCCATGTGAGATCGCAAGACTTTGAGAATGTGTCCATGAAGCCGGGAAGTCAGCAAAGAGATCAAGCTAAAACAGCCGTTGGTCATTATGTTGATAGTGCTTATGGAGTTATAACAGGCGTAGATCGTAAGGCTTTTTACGAAAGACTTTTTACAGTTTTTGCCAGGTGGTATTTTGAAAAAAATAGAGATCATGTTATGAGAGTGTTCGGTCCAATAGTTGATTGATGGTCGGCTTTTAGTTAAGAGCTAAGGTGATTCTAACTAATAGTCGCTTCTGTATAATATCTACGATATTTCTGCGGGTGTAATAAGTTATCCCGATTATTGTTCGGCGCCCTTGACATATCCGGGCGCCGAGTAGATGCGTCTGTGTGGTTGGCGTTGGATGAAAATGCGACGCTAATGTTCGATAGCGTATGGTGGGGCTGCAAGCCGAAGTGGGCGAGGGAGACAGTGCCGCAATGATCAACGCTCGGGTGGAGACGTTGGCTACGTTGAAATATTATTCGGCGGCGTTCCAGTGAAATCACGCCGAATCGTGAATCCCGATCACGATAAAGGCCATCAGAACAGCGATCGGCGCGACGATCACGAAGCTGGCGTAGATCCACGTCACCACGTTGAGGACCCACGGAGGGGCACTTTCGACGGCGTGAATTCTATCGGGGCGCTCGAGATAGATCCGGTGCTGGCCCCATTTGGTATTGCGGCAAAGCACCTTGAGACCATAGCCGCTCATCCGGTGGGCCGAGAGTGGAAGCCCCTTGAAGAAAAGTTCCTTTTCCGAGGCCAGTGGCCCCAGTGCTCGATCAACCTTGTCGATGATGAACGGCGCGAGGATCATGCCGACAATGACGAGCAGGAAGGCCAGTATGCCCAAGCCGATCGTAGTGAAAAGCAGAGCTCCGAAGACTACTGAATCGTTCATTAGTCCAGGTACATCAGCAGCCAACCGAAGAGAAAAAACAGAGCGCCCGTGAACATTAGAGGGGCGTGAACCCATACGAGCCACAGCCGTAAACCACGAGGCATTGTTTCCACTGCTTTCACGAGATCGGGACGTCCTTCAAATATCTTGCGCTGATATCGCCGCGTATTGCGAAACAGAATAACGCGGCCATACGTTCCCAACCGTGTGAACGAGAGCGGGTAGCCCTTGAACAGGATTTCATCCTCGGGGTACATGCCCCCCAGTATTCGGTCCACTCTATCGATGATGACTGGGGCGGCGAGAAGCCCCAGGATCGCGATGATAAAGGTCCAAATGCCAAAGAAAGCCCCGGCCACCGCCACGACGGTTTCAGTCGTTGTCAGGCTCACCCGTTACTCCTCATCATCGCCATAAACGACCTCGTAAATAGTACTGCCTAACCGGCGCCCGGGTGCGTTGCCAGCCTCCATGCCAGCGTAGCCCCCGGTTCCACTGAACAAGGCGGCGCAAACGAGTTTACCACCCGGGCTCAAACCGACCCCCAGCATGCAGATGCGAGCTCCCGTCGTGGTTCCCACAGCGGTACCCATGGCACCACCACCGGTGCGGCCGACAAATCCCCCATACTCTTCGAACTGTACCTGGCGGCATGCTTGAGTATCCACCGCATCATCACAAGCGCTTTCGATGGTCAGATCCGTGGCCGTATAGTCGAGCGCGATGGCGAGGTAGTTCGTTACATCCAGTGTTTTGGCCCATCTCCCCGCCAACCTGATGCCTTCCCCGACTGTTGGAATCCCGTTTTTTCTGAAGCCCTCCAATGCCTGGGTGACACTGTGAAGGATCTTGTCTCCCTTGACGCCGATTTTGGCCTTGAGGTCCCGAGCTTCCTCGGCGAGATCGAAAGGCTGGTTCATGAATTTTTGGGCGGGAGCTATGATCCGGGTCAGTGCCTGATCCACATTTTTCGCTCCCTTCTCCCAAAGAGACGCCAAGTCATCCAGGGCATCCGCCGAGGCCGATTTGAGAGGGCTTAGCGCTGCCGCGAATACACCGCCTGCGGTGGATGTGGTACCCATTGCACCAGCAGCCCGTTCGCTGATGCTAGCCTGTCGTTCTGCATCGGCGGGCGCGGCTTTTTCGTTCGCGATCTCCATCATCGCGCCCCAGTTGTCGATCAGCACCCGGGCCTGCTCGGGCTTGAGCTGCTGGACGGTTTGCTGGGCGAGCCGGGCCTGGTCCTGCAGCGTTTGCTCCTCGGCCATGCACATCTGGTTCTCGGGGTCGCTGAGCACGATCATCGAGCCGGGCAGCACGTATTCCGGCAGATGGGTATTGAGCCGTTCGAACATGGCGTCGACTTCGGCGGAGGGCGAGGGCAGCAGATCCTGCTTGATCTGGTCGCGGTAGCCTGCCTCGCGGACGACGTGGAACCCCGGCGCGATCGTCGACTGGCTCTCCTTCTCGGCAGTCTCATCGCTCATGACCCTGCCGGCTGCCGCCGCGGCCGGCGAGAATACGGGTTGGGGAACCGGAGGGCTCTTTGCCTCCTCTGTGCCGATCATGTGGGTTCCATTCATCGAGGAGACGAGTGCCGCGCCGCAGGAGGTGTGGCAGCCCTGAAAGGCGACCTGCTTGCCATTGATTCGGAGCGTGGGGTGGCCCTCGACGATCGTGCAAACGCTGCCGTGGCCATCCTTTGGACAGGTGACCTTGTCGCCGACGACGGCAACCGGTTTGCCATGCACGATGTAGGTGCTCTGGCCGCTAATCACCTTGCCGCCGTGACTGGTGGCGTCCCCCAAACGGATCATGCCGTCGCCGGGCTTGAACATCAGGCTTCCCTTATTTAAATCGCTACCGGCGAGTCTATTACAGGCTCGGTGAAAGCCTCAAAGCGTGGCATGCCGCAGGCTGGCGCAATGGGCGATCTCCTACACAAAAATCCGACATTCGCTCTTCCACTACCAGTCGAGCGCAAAGACATTCCCCTTTTAACTGTTTGGATATACAGTAATGTTGAGTTTCAGTCAGAACGTTGCGACAGGGTGCGAGTAAGCAATGCAGGTGCAATATCTGGGGCCACTGATGATGGGGCTGGGACATCCGGCGCTTTTTGGTTATGACCTGGAACGCTTCCCGGCGAGCTGCTTCGCCGTGGAGTTGAAGGAGGGTGCCGGCTTAGACGGCCCGCTGATCGAGGGCGACGTGCTGATCGCGGACGAAAGCCGGATGATCGGCAACGAGGATCTCACCATCGCGAAGGTCGAGGGTGAGCATCTACTGGCGAGAGCCTGGCGCATCGGTGGCCGGCTGCGGCTGATACCGCTGCAGGGTCGGGAGTCGGTATTCGCGCGGGAGGAGATGCTGCTGGGCGTGGTGGTGAGCCAGGCGAGAAGCTACGTGGCGTAATGGTATAGCCGAGGCGATTCACTTAGGAGGTGAATCGTCTCGTGCACGAAGGTCTGAGTCAGGTAACCAGTGCTAGTAGGTGTACCTCGACCGCTCAGGCCACGATAAAGCGGGATTCGTCGAGCAGCGCTGCTGATGCAGAAACTCAAGCGTAGTGAGTTACCTTGATTGGTCTTAAAAACTTACTGCTTTTTCATGCGACTGTGGTAGTCGATGTCGTCGGTTACTGCCCCTATTTTTGGTTAAAGAAGCAGCGGAATTCCATAATTTTTTCTGGAGACTGAATAGAAAGATGCCGAACTGCTACGAGGTCGCTAATGAGGCAGGTGGTCTAAGTACGGCACCATTCCCCTCGATCTTCCGGTAACCATGTGGTTGTATTCTATCTCGCTAATATAAAGGTCGCGGGCTTTACCATCTATCACTGTTTCGATTTTATAGAACCCGGGCCCTCCACCGACAATTGAGTAGTCTGTGCTTTGACGTAAGTGAAAGCATTCACTATTCCCAAGAACTTTGCCTCTCTTTTCTGTATTTAATTGCTCTATGCTTTTGGCGATTTTCAACATCGTGAATTGATATTTGCATAGCAACGTCGTAGCTGGAAGAGATTCATTGCCCCATTTTTTGTCGAAGGGTAAACCGTTCATGTAGATGGCGCTTAAACTCGATGTCAGCGCACCAAGGCATATGATAAGAATTAACGTTGTTTTTGCTATTGACCAGCGGGTTGGTAAGTCAGACATATGCGTAACCCAAATAGCTCTATGCTAGTCTATGTGTGCACAACAGAATGTGAAAAAAACAAGCAATTGTGAATGCTTCGTCTAGCCTTTGGGGTTATGGCCAGCCCATAGCGTGACTGGTAGGGTTTTATGCTCTTGCACTATTATCGAGGTAATGCAAATGGTTGTTTTGTTTGCGTTTTTATTGATTGGGTGTCTGGGTATGACGATGTCATCTCCTGCGAAAGCTGCCGGAGCTCCTTCTCCCCATCAGTTCGGAATGGCACTTCAAGCCTCCCTTCAGTGCATTGGGTTGCAGATGCGTTCCGATACTGAGTACAAAATCAACGCTGACCGGTCGACCGCTATCAGGTTTAGCGAGGGGTTCGATGAAGGCTTGTATTATGCCATGGATAGGGGGGGCGCAATTTGTGATGAGGCCTGGAGTAAATTCGGCTGTGATGGTGATGAAGTTCCAAACCTTCTTCAGCATTCACCTATAATGAGTCCAAATAGAGAGATTTGCATTTATCGCGCACTCTGACAGTGAAACCTGGCATTTTCAATGCCGACTGTATAGCCGATGTTTGTGAGGTTTCTTATGAAAGTTCAGATTAAACGTATTTATGATAAGGCCAGTCCAGACGATGGTTACCGTGTGCTAGTGGACGGTATTTGGCCCAGGGGAGTCGCTAAGCGTGACGCTAAAATTGATGAGTGGCGGAAAGAGCTCGCTCCTTCTAGATCACTGCGGCAATGGTACGGGCATGATCAGGAGAGATGGAGTGAATTTCGAAAGGCGTATGAACGTGAGCTCGCCCACGCTGACCCAGAGGCCGTAAAAACCCTTCGACAGATCACCAAGAAGCAAACACTGACGTTGCTATTTGCAGCACGAAGTACTGACTATAACAATGCGGTAATACTCAAGGCGTATTTGGAGAGGACATGAACGACGACGCTGCTTTGATGATCGCAGTGCGGGTGAAGGAAGCTTGTATACAGGCCGCGAAGGCTGGTTACGAAGACGCTGCTATTTTGGGTTTATGCCATGAGGGTGCCGTTGAAGCGTCCGTGAGCGCCATTCAGACAATAGACGTCGATGCGATACTGAGAGAATTGGCGGCAAAAGATTACTGATAGCTGAACCGTTTGGCGATATCGGTGGACTTGCACCGCCATTGCTATTCTCGCTTTCTGGTGTCCCCGACGGTGATGGCGTCGGGGGATGTCGGGAAACACGACGCCGGTGGCACTTGTATCGTCGACCATTCGATAGCGATAGGAAAAAGCATGGTTCGATCTCCCTGGGTCTTAGGCCACCGATGATCAATCCTCCGAAAGCTGCTCCACCGTGACGCCCAGCGCCGTGGCTATTTTTTCCAGTGTCGCCTGCCGCGGCTTTCGGGCGGTTTCCTGCTGGGCATAGGCTGACTGGGAAATTCCGATGCGCTTGGCGACTTGTGCTTGCGTCAGCCCCAGGTGTCGCCGCCAGGCCGCCACCATGGTGATGTCCTCGTTCACGACCATACCGACGACTTCATTGGGGATCAGGTCGGGTTCGGTGTGGCTGGCCAAGTAGTCTTGATACGGGATAACCACGTAGGCCGGGGCGCCATCCGGCCCATTGATGATTTGGACATTCTCAGTATGTGCGTTCATCGCGTTTTCTCACCTCCTGGATCTGTACGATTCGAATGCCACCGTCCCAATCGAACAGCACGCGGTAGTTGCCAACCCGCAGGCGGTAGCCGTACTGGTGTTTTTTTAGGGCTTTGACGTTGTGCACGTCCGGCATTTCGGCGAGAGACTGAACCGCTTCGTAGAGGGTGGCCTGTTGCTTCGGCGGCAGCTTCCGCAGTTGCTTGAAGGCCTTGGTCTTCCACTGGATGGTGTTCATCTTTCCCCCGCGTCCGATGAACCCATGGTATGTCGTTTTATAAGTTTTTGCAAAGATACACTTATATTTTTGTGGGAACGCTTATTGCGCTGGTTTCGCGCCACGTGTCTCGAACTGCAGGCTATTGGTGTAGCCGGCATCGCCAATGTCGTGCCTGACCTCTACCAGCAGCCACTCGGTTTCCTCGATTTCACGTTTCCAGCCGACGCATCGCGCCGGCGTCTCGGGGTAGATGTTCGCACGCCCCTCGGCAAGCGTCAGGCCGAATTCAGCGACACCGCGCTGCAGGCGTTGCCATTCGGCCCTGGCAGCGGCGAGGGCGTCTTCCTCGCTCGCATGGATGGACCGCAGGCGCTTGGGGTTGTCGTCGGTACCCGCGAGGACGTCGCGGCGCGCGGCGCCGTCGGTATCGTGCCAGGCGGCCACCACGCCCGAGTAGCTGTCGCGGTCGGTCACGCTGTAGCGGTGCTGGTCGCCGTCCTGGCGCCGGATGATGATCGGCGGGATCTCAAGCCCGTTGGCGGTGGTGGCTTGGCCGGCCGGGATGAACAGCAGGTTGCCGGCCTTCACGGTTGCCACGGCGTCATAGCGCTCGGCCAGGCGGGTGAGGAAGTTGATATCGCTTTCTTCTGTCTGGTCGATGTGGGCAACGCCGACGATGCGCAGCGCCTGGCCGATGCTGGGGTTCAGGTCGTGGCGCTTGGCGATAGTGGTGACGATGTCGCCGATGGTTGTGCGGTGCCAGCTCTGCGTGCGCTTCACCGGGAACTGGCCGCGCAGATTGGCGCTACTGGCACGGATCGAGAGCGTATCCGGTGAGCCGGAATGCTCGATCTCGTCGACGATGAAGGTGCCGCGCTGGGTCAGAGGCTCGCCGCTCCAGCCGATGGCGACGTGGATCTCGACGCCGCGGCGGGGCAGGGCGAGCTGACCGTCATCGTCGGTCAGCACGATATCCAGTTGATCGGCCTCGAGGCCGCGGCGATCCGTCAGCGTGAGACGCTGCAGGCGGCCGCGAACGCGTGGGGTGATCTGCTGGCCGTTGATCGCCAGGCGGTAATCCGGCGAGCGTGCCGGTTTGCCAAAGCTGCTCATGCCAGTGCCTGCGTGACGGCGCGCAGTGCGGTTTCGCTGATGGTGCCGAGCAGCTCGCGGCGGTCGTCGTCGATGCGGGAGAGCGAGAGCGAAAACGTGATGTGCTGCGCGGCACCGTCACGAAAGTACCGATCGGTGCCTTCGTCCATTGAGTCGATGGTGTAGAGCCCATACATGCGGCCGGTGCCCTCGATCAGCGGCCACGCGGCGCCCTGGTCGCCCATCGCCCGCAGCTGGTCGAGATTCGACTGGCCACCGGTGAACTCGGGGTAGAGTTCGCCGGTCAGCGTGATGGTATCGCTACCCGGGCCGAGGAACTGGACCGCCGGGCGCTTACCGATTCGCGAGAGGCTGGACTGGCGCCATTGGGTCTGGCGCTGCAGCGACTGATAGGCCGCGGTGGGGAGCGAGAACACGAACATGCCGTAGACCATCATCATCGGCTGGATCCTCAGTCGTTGTCGTAGAGATTGCGGCGGGTGCGGGCCGCGGCGTCACGTTCGGCAGCGGCCAGGGCCCGCTGCACCTCGGCGGCGACGTAGCGGGCCAGCGCCTGCTCGTCCATGCCTGGCGCGGGGTGCACGTTGATGTCGCCGATGGTGATCTGAACGCCACCGCTCGCCGGCGCGGCGATGGGCGGGCGAGTATCCAGCGCCACGCCTTGCCCGGCGTTGAGCCCGGGCATGGCGGCCACTGGCAGCGACGCGGCGCCGATGGCGATACCCGCGCCGGCCTGGGTCATACGCTTGGCGATGTCCGCGACGCGGCGCACTGGCTCTTTCCGCTTCTGGTCCAGCCCCTGGTTGAACCCTTCCACGGTGTAGCCGCCGATCTCCCGGAACACTCGCGAGGGTGAGTTGATCCGGAGCAGCTCGCGGGCTTTCTTGATCGCGCCGTCGGCCATGTCACCGGCTCGGTCGGCGACAGTGGACGCGCCGCTCTTGATCCCTTCGCCGAGGCCGGCCGCAACGTCTTTGCCTGCGCTCCACATGCGCGAGGGGAGCGACTTGAGGTAGGCGATCGCTTCGTCCCACTTCTGCTCGAGTTGGCCCATCAGATCCCAGTCGCTAACGAGATCGACGACATAATCGATGGCTTTGCCTGGGGCGTCCTTGAACCAGTCCCAGAGGCTGGTGATGCCTTCCCACGCCGCGCCTAGGCCATTGACGATGGCGTCGCCCAGCGTGGCGATACTGTCCGGCACTTCGACGCCCAGCTTGCGCAGGATGGCCATCACGCCCTTGTAGACGAGACCGAGCGGGTTCCAGTTGAGCAGCAAGTGCATGACGCTGCCGACACCGTCATCGAACGCGGCCTTCACGTCGCGCCAGCGGTCCTTGAAGAACGCGGCAATGCTGTCCCAATTGCGATAGATCAGGTACGCGGCACCAGCGATGGCCGTGACAGCGAGACCAATGGGGTTGAGCAGGAACGCCCGGCCGACCACGGCGACGATCCGGCCGAGCCATTTCAGCGAGCCGCCTAGCGCCTTGAGGCCACCCTTGGCGAGTTTGCCCAGCAGCGAATCAGCACCCTTGGCGCGTAGACCGACCATCTCTAGCAGCCACCGTGTGGCGGCAAACGGACCAAGCAGCGAGGCGAGCGCCAACGTCAGCGCGCCGGAGACGGCAACCACGGCGGCGATGGCAGCGGTGATTTTGATCAGCCACGATACCAGCTCGGGATTGGCTTTGATCCACGTCACCACGGCGTCACTGACGGCGATGATGTCGTCGCGGACATCACGCAGCACGCGCATTAACTCGCCGGATAGCGCGCGTTGGACGCGCTTCAGCGCCGACATGGCGTTATCGCCGATCGTCTTCGCCATCTCGTCGACCGTGCCGGTGACATCCCCGAGCCCCTCGCCGGCGCCGGTCAGCCCTTTGAGGAACTTGGGGATCTGGTCGACCGACAGATCTTCGATGGGCGTGCCGAATAGGGCGATGGCGGTGTTGGCGCGTTTGGCCGGATCCTCGATTGCGAGAATCGCTTTGGCGGTTTGCTGCAGGGCTTCTCGCGCGGCCGGCCCGCCACTGGCGATGGCATCGGACATCGCCTGGGCGTTCAGGCCTACCGATTCATAGGCCGAGACGCTGGCCTTACTCATGTCGGAACCACGGATCGTGAATTCCTTGAGGGCGTCACCAGTCTTGTCGAGGGCGAACTTGCCCTGGCCGGCCGCATCGACGAGCAGGCCCATTGCCTGTTGACCATCGAAGCCGAGCGCGCGGAAGTTGGTGCTGTACTCGTGCAGGATCTCGGGCAGCTCGTCGCGCATCTCGACGGAGACGCGCTGGAAGCCGGCGCCGAGCAGATCCATGGCGGCGTTGGCATCCTTGGCCAGGCCGTTCTTGACCATGAGCTGAGCTGTCTGGACCGATTCGGCGACATCGGTACCGAAGACGTCGGAGAGCGTCAGCGCGCGTTTGGTGAGATCGGCCAGGCTTTCCTGGCTGATATCATCCAGCGAGCCGAAGGCGGCACCTACTGCCGCGACTGCGTCGGTGACCTGCTGCATGTCTGCACCACGGCCGGTCCCGTAGACGTCGGCGATGACGTCCTGATAGGCCACGCCCTGGCTGCTGTCCTCGCCAAACTGCGATGCCAGCCGGGCGCCGGACATCTCGGCGGAAAACGCCTGGTTGGTTAGCGCGAAGACGCCGCCACCACCGGCGGCGACGCCGGTCATCCCAGCGCCGGTCATGTTGTTGGCGCGGCCGATGGTGCGGTGGTACTTCTTGGCGGCGTCCGCGGCCGCTTTCTGCCGTCGCGCGACTTCGCGCAACCCGTGCTGCTGTTTCTCGATCTGTTCGTTGGTGCTGCGAATTCGGCGCTGTAGCTCACGCTGCTGGTCGGCGTAGCTGCGGGTCACACCCTCGACGCGGGTCATGCTCGAGCGAAGGTCACGCAGCTTGCGCTGCTCGTCCTCGTAGCGCTCGGAGAGCTTGCGTGCTTGCTGGATTGCAGCCGTTCGTTCACGGCCGAGCGCGGCGGTATCCGCGCCGGCTTCGTTCATGCGGCGTGACAGGTCGCGGATCTCGTCCTGTTGCTGCTGCAGCGCGCGGGCGCTTTCGCGAGATTGCTCCTTGAGCTGCCGGAAGCCGCGCAGATCCTTCTGCGCGCGTTCCAACGTCTTGAGCTGCTCGCGGCTGGCCTTCAGGGCTTCGGCGGTCTCGCCGCTGCCTTCGCGAATCCTCTTGAGCGGGCCGGTCGCCTTGTCGACGGCGCGGAGAAGGACGTCGAGCTTGAGGTTTCCGGCCATCGTGGCGTCCTATCGGTTCGGGGCTTTCTTGGGGGGCTCGTGGCGGAGGCGGGCGCGCTCTCGCCACTCTGTCAATTCCTCGAGCGACATGGTGTCCATGTCGCCCGGGGTCCAGTGGAACACCATTGCGAGATCGGCCATGGCGTCCTCGACGTGATTGGGTAGCGTCAGTCGCTCGTTTCGCGGAACTTCCGAGGCAGCAAAAAACCGGTGACGGCACCGCCCAACTGGAAGAGGTCAGCGGGATCGATGTCGCGCAGTTCGGCTTCGGAAAGCGACGGCTCGGTGATGCGCGGCAGCACCTTGGTCAGTGCCGTCACTTCCATTTGCAGCACCTCGGTCAGCGAGACACCACGCAGTGCACCGGACTTCGGCTTGCGCACGGTGATCTCGCTGACACTCTTGCTGCCGCGCTTGATCGGGTAATCCAGCGTGATGACGGTTTCGCTGTCGGACTTTGCCGAGTCGACGGCGGTGGCTTCAGTGCTTTCGGCGGCTGCGGTTTGTTCGGTCATGGTCTTCTCTCTACTGGCGATGTCGTACCACCCCGGCGGGGGTGGCGGTATTCGATCCGGATGGACGTAGTGCATGGATTACAGGCCGAGCGCCTTTCGTCGCTTCTCGAGGAGATCCTGGCCGCGCACCTTGAAGAGGTAGCCGGGCACGTCGCGCTCGATGATGTCTTCCCCGTCGACGGTCAGCTTGTAATAACTGATGGTCGTGGTGATCGACATGGTGTTGTTGTCGCCCTTGCTGCCTTCGCCCATGCCGATGGTCTTGTGACGGCCGCGCACGACGACTTCGACGGGGATGACCTGGCCGGTCTCGTCGCTTTCGTAGCTGCCGTTCATGCGCAGCATGGCGGCGTCGTGAACCGGGGAGCCGAACGAATCGAAAAGGCCATCGACGATCAGGCCACCGGCGGTCCATTCCATCGTCATGAGCTGCATGCCCTGATCGACTTCGATGGGGCCATCCATGCCGCCGCCTTCGTACTCGACCATGCGACGGGCGAGCTCCGGCAACGTCAGCGAGGGAATCTTGCCCTGCCAGTTGTTGCCATCGCCGAACAGGTTGAAGTCCTTGAGGATGTTGGGGAGTGACATAGTCGCGGGCTCCTATCAGGCGGCGACGCGCGCGGCGAAGTCGACCAGGTACTGGTCGCTGATTCGCTGCTGCAGCATGAGGTTTTCGAGCGGCGGGACCGGGGTGTAGTCGTAGTCGATGTACAACTTGCCGCTCTTGAGGACGTCGGTGGTGTTGATCTCGCTGTCGAACCAGGCGCTGCCGCCGAGCAGATAGCCTTGGCGGGTCAGCTCCCGCATCTTGGCGTTGATGCCTTCGATGATGTCGCGTGCCAGCGTCGGGTGCATGGGCTTGTCGATCGCCCAGAGGTGCGCCTCGGCCATCGTGTCCGCGAGTACCTGCGCGGTGCGGGTGTAGTTCTCGAACGCGAACAGCGGATCATCCGAGCAGGTGCGCGAGCCCCAGAAACGAAAGCCATCGCGGTTGACCAACGTAGTGACGTCGGCGGCGTTCAGCACGCCGGCATCGGTCGCCGGATCCTGCAGATCCCAGTAGATGTCATGCGACAGGCCGGTGACGCCGTTGACGGCGACGTTGCTCAATGTCTTGTGCCAGCCGGTCTGCTCATCGATCTTCGCGCGTAGGCCCATCGCCCGGGCGACTGCAGAGAGATTGCGAGTCTGCGCGGCGTCGACGTCGAAGCCGGTGAAGTCCGGCCAGATCACCATCGCTTCGCGAGCGCCGTAGGTCTGGCGGTACATCGTCGCTTCTTCGACCGAGGTGCAGCCGAAGGCGGAGAGGTAGGCGAAGGCGCGCAGCTTCTGGGCGACGCTGATCAGGGCGGCGCCGACGTCCTCGTCGTCGAGTTCCGGCACGCCGAGGATGCGCGGCTTGATGCCGAACTTCGCCTGCGCTGTCAGCAGCGCCTGGATGCCGGTCTTCTGGCCGGTGTCCTCGATGTTGCCGATGATGTTGGCCTTGGTCTCGTCGGCAGTCTCGCCCTCGGCAACGCGAACGATGACGGAGACCGGCTTGGCCTGATCGACGATGGCATCCAGCGAGCGGGCGAGGGTGCCGGTATCACCGGCCTTGCCCATTGCGGTATAGGCGTCGGTGACGAGCACCGCGGTGTTGAGCGGAAATTGATTGGGATCGGCGTCGTCGGCCGTGGCAACCATGCCGATCACCGCCGTGGAAACGGTGTGGATCGGGCGGGTGCCTTCGTTGATCTCGACGACGCGAACGCCGTGATGGTAATCGGTCGCCATGGGCGAGCTCCTGCGCAGGTGGTGGTTCGGTGCATGCGTGCGGCCATGCTTGCGCGGAGGGTGGCGGAGCTCTAGCGGCGGGCGTTGTAGATCGGTGATCTACAACGCCCGGACGAGCGGGCATGAAAAAGCCCGCGCGTGGCGGGCTTCGATGTGGTTCTTGCGACGTTAGATTGGCAGTGGCGATAGCTGTAGTGCGATGAGCAACGCCAGGCACAGGAACAGTGGGGCGAGCCAGTCGAGCAGCGAGTCGCGGGACCATCCGCGCACGACGCCCTCCCACCACTTCACCGGCAGGTTACGGCCCCAGCGCCAGCCGCGTTGGGTACCGAGCTTGTACTCGTGTTGCGTGGCCTCGCGAGCGACGAACCAGGTCACCGGGATCACGAACGCGATCAGCGCGGCGCCGGGGATGTCGAATAGGGCGAGGATCGCCCAGACGATGAGCATCATCAGCGCGGCGATGATGGCGTGTTCCCAGTGGGTACGGTTCATGCGGTTTCCTCGGTGGTGGTGTCTGTGTCCCAAGTGATCGCCTCGAGCGCTTCTCGGTCCCCCGCGGCTTCGGCGGCAGTGACTGCGTCCTTGAGCTGCCAGCTTTGCGCCAGCAAGGCTTGCTTGAACGACTTGGCGGCGTCGGTCAGCGCGATCATCTGTTCGGGCGTGAGGGCGTAGACCGTGTTCGACTTGGCGCGCAGCGACATGACGGCACCGGTCTCGCCGGCGGCGCGCAGATCCCGCGCTTCAATGGCCAGGCCCAAAAGGTTGGCTTCGTCCTGGTCGGGCCGAGTCTGCACGATGTCCTCGGCGCCGCCGGGCAGGGTATAGGTCATGCCGGCGTTTAGAGCGGCAGCCAAGCCGCGCTCGATTGCGGCCCGTTTTCCCGACGCCAGCTCAGCGACGGTTACCACTCTATCTGTCAATACCGGCTCGCCGGCGTCGTTGATAACGATGATTTCACCACGTGCCAGGCCCTCGATCAGCGACCAGTGAAGTTCGTCACTGATCGCGATAGCGTCATCTGGCTTGTTGTGGTCTTCGAAAAAGCCATGTTCATGTAGTGAGAAATAAACGCTCATCGGCCAACGGCCCTCCAAAAGAACCCAGGAACAGAGGAATCACTCGACTCACTCTGACGCGATGCATAGGCAGTGAATCCGGTCCGAGATGGTGAATCGTTGACGCCGAGAATGACGTCGACATTGGGATTGACCACGGGAGTGATCGACACGTTGTAGCATTCCGAGTCGAACGAATACGGGAACGTCACATTGGTGGGACTACTCTCGCTTGTGTTGGTCGTGACGTAACCCCACATTTCGGTGTCTCCATTGGGCAGCTTGCGGCGTCCGCTGGATTTACCGCCTTGTGTCGTTACATTGCCGTGGTGCCAGACGTCGTTCCCTCGATACCGAAAGACATTGGAGTCAAGGGTAATCAACTCGGTTTTATCGCTACGTCCGGCAGCGGTGCCGTTCGTGTCGCTGGCACTCACAGCGACGCGGAATGTCTGCTGATCGAAGTAGATGACTCCACCACCGCCATTCGTTGAGCGATCGACAAAACCCACTCCAGGCGCGAACGCGGAAAGTATCACTCCATAGTTCTTATCGTTCGCGGCATTCCCGTTATCTACGACTTCCAGCGCCGCATTGATAGTCTGGCTCTGGCCAGGCTTTAGTTGGACGAGATCTGATGCATGCTTTCCATCGACAGTGTCGGCATCCATGCCAGTTCCGTGACCTTGATTGCCAGGATGCCAGACTTTTTTCCCGTTGATCTCAACGTACCCTTTTCCAATCACTACGTATGCGCGATCGTTTTCGGGGTCTTGATCCATAAATATGGACAATGTGTCACTGGAATCTTCCCAGACTATCCCGTCCCAATTGCTCGCCGATGTGGAACCCAACGGTATTCGAGCATTACCGATATCACTGCGTAGAAACTGCGACGCATGAAGACCGTCCACCTGGTCCGCATCGAGACCAGACCCAGGGCCATCGTTGTCTTCATTCCATGCCGTCGCCCAATCCGACCACGAACCTGATCCGTAGCCGCGATTGCGCACCGCGCCAGATGACTGTTCGATCAGCAGCATCGATCCGGTGCTGAGGTTGTAGCGCGTCCACAGGACGACCGCTGCGCCACCCGGGCGATTGAAATTGGAGGTTATCCGGTACAGCCCCGAGCGCACCGCCGTCGGGTCGGCGTTGAGATCATCCAGCGGCCAGTCCGGACACAACAAAGACCCTAACCCGAAGTTCTGGATCAACTGGTAGCCACGCCTCGGCGACAGGTATGTCGAGCCTGAATCACCAGCGGTCGACTCTTCGGCCGTGGCTTCACGCAGGTTCTGATCTGTGAGCTGCTTCTGCCAGGGTCGCGAGCTCGAGCCTGTATTGCAGCGGTAGAAGGACTCGCCACGCGATGTGTCGAAGTAGAGCTGGGCGATGCCATTGTTGTAGGTCCGCGCCAGTTGCATCAGCACGCCGGTGTGGGCCGAGTTTCCGTAGGGACCGTTCTTCCAGTCGCCGGACACCGTACCAACGATGTCCTGGTTGACCCATTTGTCGAAGTCATTGTCGAACAGCGCTCCGATCTCCGGGGCCGTGGCGCCCCAGCCCAGGGATTGCACGTGCGCGGCGATGGAGCTCGGGCTGGCCCAAACGTCAGTCGCGGTGCCCGCGACTGCCTGGGAGTTAGTCGCGGCCCGGTGATTGTCCTCGTCGAGGCTCATGACCCACGCCGACCACTCGGTATCGAAGCGGTAGCTGCGGGTGTAGATCGTGCGCCCAGAGTACGGCATGAAAATGGCCGTGCCGTACTGGCTGCTGTTGTAGCGCGTCCAGATGATGCAGCCCGACCCCTGGGGGGTGCCGTCGGTCGTAGACGTCAGTCGGTAGAGCCCAGACGGCACGCTCAGCGGGTTGTCGTTGAAGCTGGCCAGCGGCCAGTTCGGCAGTGCCTGCACGCCCAGGCCATACTGCTGGAATGCGGCGACAACGCCAGCGGCATCGGGAAACACGTTCGCCGCGCCTGCCTTGGCTTCGGTCTCGGTTGCCTGTTCGACGAGCCCCGTGCGCGAAGTCGTGGCAGTGCGGGAGTTGAGCGCCGCCGGGGTTACAGCTCGGCTGTTGTCTTCGCCGGCCTGAGTCTCGCCATAGGTCGCCAACTCGACCATGCCTTGGGCCGACGTCGTGGCGCCGGGGTGGTCACGGCTCGCGGCGTGATCCGCGAGTTGCTTCACCGTCGCATACGCCTTGAGCACCTTGTCGAGCATCGCTTTCAGCGTGCGCGGGACGACGGCGCGACGGCGGTCGGTACCGGCGTCCACCTCTTCCTGGGTGGCGATCTCGATCACGCCCAGGACCGTCTCGGTCGCCGGCGGATTGAGGAATGCGGCGTCCCCAAACGTGAGCGACGAAACATCGATGTCGGCTAACTCGATATCCGTGGCGAGTAGCAGCGTGGCCGGTGCGGCTTTCTCGATGATCCAGTCGTCGGGCTGGCTGTAGTAAGCGAACAGCACGCCGTTATCGAGAAAGAGGCCGATCTCGCCGACGCTGTATGTGTCGCTGGTCTCGTCCTGCAGCGTGACGTGAATGATGTCCGGCGCGACGGTTTCGCCGCCGATTGTATTGATGCGTTTGATCGGGTCTACGAGGTCGGTGCGGCTGCGGTCGCTGGCCGTGTATTGACCACGGCCGAGGCCAATCTCGGCAATCTTGCGTGCGCCGGTACCGGTGTTGTCTTCGTTGGTCAACGCCGCGCGGCCGGCGTCGGTGACGATGAATCGAATCGCCATGGGCTCTCCGTCAGTCTGCTGTGGCCGTCAGGCGGCGGTAGATGTAGGGGCGGGCGACGGCGACGATGCCGACGCCGGCGGTGGCATTCAGCCCGGCGGTGAACGTGAAGTGGCTGCGGACCGGCTTCGTCCGGCTGATCTCGTCGACGATGTCTTGCTGGTATTCGGCTGTGTTGGGGACGTCGGCACCGAGCGAGAGGGTGACGTCGAAGGTGTGCGGAGTGCCGGGCGTGGCGCGCTGCCACCATTCACGGATCGCCAGGCTGGATCCAAACGAGCGAACGACATCGCGAACGGATTTCGCGGTGCCCTTGCGCCGCTGGATCTCGATGACGTCTCTGATGCGCTGACGCTTGATGCGCTCCGGCCAGTACGGTTGCCACGAGTCGAGCGACAGGGCCCAGGCCAGCCAGGGCAGCAGATCGGCGGGGCAGGTATCCGGGTTCCAGAGCGAGCGCAGCGGCACGGGCAAGTCGCTGGCCGTGGCGGTGGTGGCCTCTAGCGCCCGCTCGGCGTCGGTGGCGTTGGGCGGCAGCAGGCTGACGACGCGGCCTCGGGCGTCTGAATCATTCATCGAGGCCCCCGTCGGTCAGATCGATGCCGGTGCAGTAGGTCGCCTGGGTGCGGTCGACAACGATGCTCGCCGCCGGCGACGCGAGTTCGACGCGCTGGACGCCGGGCTGATGGAGCGCTGCGTAAAGACCGGACAGCGTGACGTCGAGGCCGAGGCGGTGTTGCTGCTCTGCGTACGTCGCGGCCTGTCCCTGGGCCTGGCTCATGACCACCTCGCGATCCGGCCCGGCGTAAAAGTAGAGCGTGGCGTCGATCCGGTACTCGATGATCTCGGCGGATTGCACAGTTACGTGGTCGGTGAGCGGCCGGACGTCCTCTGCGGATAGCGTGGCGTCGACGACATTCAGCAGTGACGCCGGCGCGTTGCCGTTGTCGTTCCGTGAGAGCACGGTGACGAGCACTTCTCCCGGCGCGGGGCTGGTGGCGCTGGCGTCCAGCACCGCGCCATCGGCCGACAGGGCATGGAATACGTAGGCGCCCTCTGGGCCGGCGGTCGAGAACCCTTCCAGCGAAAGCTGAATCCTGCGTCGGAAATCGGCATCGGTCTCGTAGGAGGCCGGTACCGGCGGCACGGCATCCGGGTCGCCAGCGTCTAGCATCTGGCGTTCGACGCCGTAGAGCGCGCCGAGCTGGTCGAGATCCGACCCGATGGCATAGGCGAGCATGACACCCTTGGCCGCTTCATTGATGCGCTGGCGCAGCAGCATTTCGCGGTACGCCGCGACCTGCAGGACTTTATAAGCGGGGTCGGATTCGACGGTGACGTCAAAGCTCGGATCCCGCGCGCGCAGGTCGGCGAGCATCGCCTCGAAGATCGTCTCGAACTCGATGGATTCGACGACATCAGGCGCCGGTAGGCGCGAGAGGTCGACCGCAGTAAAACCGCCACTCATGAGGCGCGCTCCGTCAGGGGAATACTTAGTGCGATGACGTCGTCGTCGTTGGTGACGCCGTCGATCTCGAGGGTTACGCGCCCCGGCTCGGTGGTGCTGACGCTCTTTCGAATCGCGGTGACGCGGACGCGCGGCTCCCAGCGCAGAATCGCAATCACCGAGGCGCTGTAGGCTTGCAGTAGCGTGGCGTCATTCAGTGGCTGGTCGATCATGCTGGGTAGGAGCGAGCCGTAGTCACGGCGCATGACGCGCGAGCCGATGGGCGTCGTCAGGATGTCCGCGATGGACTGACGGATGTGATCGATGCCAGTCAGCGCGGTACCGTTGCCGCGACTCATGCCGCCCATCAGCTGACACCCTCGGTTTTATCGCCGCCGCGCTGTACACCGTCATGCGTGTGACTGGAGCTGATGTCCTTGCCGTTGCTTGTCACTGCGCCCTTGAAGTGAACCGCGCCAGACATGGTCGCTGTCTTGCCGCTCGGCTGGCTGAGGTTTCCGTTCAACGTAACGTTGCCGTTGATAACGACGTTGGCGTTGATTGTCGCGCCGCCGGCCGCGGTCGCGGTGAGCGCCGAGGCAGTGGTGACGGTGACGTCGGCCTGGGCGTAGATCGATGCGGACCCGGGCAGCGTGGCGGCGAGATGGCTCGCTCCGTGGTCGTACTCGATCACGGCGCCATCTGGAAATACTCGGCGCCAGAGAGTGGGGGCGTTGGTCGGTGCTGGGTGGGCGGTGCTGAATAGGCCAGTGAGTGCCACGCCTGAGGCGGGATCCCCTCCGGGCGAAAACAGAATGACCTGTTCGCCGATTGTCGGCGGATCCCAGTCGAGAGTGGTGCCGGCGCGCAGGGTTAGCCACTGCAGCCAGGTGGTCAGCATGTCGCCGGATTTGACGCGCACCCGCGCAGCCTGGTGATCCACCTCGGCGATGGTGCCGAGGCGGACCAGGTTGTGAATCAGGCGGAGTAGTTCGGCGGCGTTGTTCATGCCGCGATGGTTGCGCGGCGTTCGGATTGGCGGAAGCGGGGGCCGTTGTAGATCGCGAATCTACAACGGCCTAGCCATCCATATCGGATCCGAGGTGTCGCACCAGCATGTCGTGAATCATCTCGATATCGTCCGGCGTGGCGCCGAGTAGCTCGCGCTCGGGGTAGTCGTAGCGGACGTACGGATTGACCGGGGCGGTCTTGCCTTTCTGATGAATGCGAGCGATATGGGCGATGCGGCCTTCGTAGCCGACCGACGCGCCGTCGGCCGTGGCGTTCATCTTCAAGTATCGCGCGGTGGCCAGCTTCTGGAACATGCGGTTATCCGGGCTGCGCTTGCCGCGAGCACCGGGACGGGCGACGGGGGTGAGATCTCTCTCGATGACACGCACGATGCGGCGTTTCAGGAAGGTTCGCAGGTCGCCGCCCTTGCGCTCGTCATAGCCGAAGTAGGTCTGCGGCGTCTGGATCCAGTTCACAATCTCGCGCTCTTCCGGCTCATGACCTGGCTTCTCGTAGATGAAGCGCAGGCGCTTACGCGCGCGGCGTGTCTGTTTCTTGCCGACGCGAGCTTGGTACGCGGAGCCATCGGGATTCTTCTGCTGCCGGATCCGTTGCTGCTGGCTTTTGCGCAGCGCGATGCCGATCTGGCGCGAGAGGGTTTTCCGCGCGGATGGCTCGAGCTTCTCGATCAGCGGCTGGACCCACTCTTCGAGAATCTCGAGATCGTCAGTGGTCACGGGGATTGCCACTCGGCGGCGAGGGTGTAATCGGCGTTCGGGTCACTTCGAACGAGCAGCTGCCAATGCTCGGCGGGGCAGGCATCGAGTGGGTACTTCGGCATACGGTGTTCGCTGCGGATCTGCCTGGTAGCGCAGTCGACCAGGGCGACGACGCGCTCAGTCAATTCGACGCTGAAGATGACATCCACCTCGGTATGGTTGTGGATCTCGGCCGAGAACCGCAGTGCCTGGGCCGGGTCGACGTCGGGCTGATAGCGCCCGAGCCATTGCAGAATCGGCAACACGATCGGATCTAGGTCGCCGTCGGTGCCGATGATGATGATCTCAGCCGTCACGCGATACTCGTGGGACAGATTCAGCCCGCGGCTGAAGGCGATATTGCCCTCCGGCACGTAGGTACGCAGGCGATCTGGGTCGGCGGCCAGCCCCGGCACGCTGTCGAGAAGATGCTGGCGCAGGCTAGTCAGTTTTTGCATCGAGAGCGTCCACCAGGCCGTTATGACGCGTGGCGCAGTCGTGGTACTGCCACGCCCAGGCGTTCATCGTGAGTGTGATTTCCCCGCCGGTGCCGTCATTCAGCGGCGGCAGTGTCGTTGGGCATTTGCGTGTGAGGTTCTGTTGAATTGGGCGATCGGCCGGCGGCGGCGTCGTTGAGCAAGCGCACAGCGTTATCGCCAAGGCACACGTTGCGGTAAATCGGCTGCTGAATTTCACGGATGATCCCTCTATCGATAACGCGTTCGTTCGCGTCGAGCTCGGCAAGTCGATCCTCGACCACGCCGGCGATATCGGCTTCGCGCGCCATGGCGGCATCGGCCACCAGTCGCGCGGCGCGCTCTTCGGTCAGGCGCTGAGCGTCTTCGAACCAACCACGCGCCAGCCAGCCGGCACTCGCGGTGATAGCCAATGCGACGATGCCGATCAGGATGCGCAACTTCATTCCAGCCCCGCGAGGCAGAGCTCGCGCTCGGCTGCTCGACGTTTGACGAGTCCGGCGAACTTCTTGCCCTGGGCGTAGACCCATCGAGAGAGCTGATCACAAGCTGCCCGAGGCTGGCCGGCATTGAGCAACTCGAGCAGGGTCGAGTCGCGAAACTTGCCCTGGCCGGCGTTGAAAATGAACGACGCCAGTGCGGCGCGACGGGTCGGCGGCATGGTTGCGTTGATCTCCGGGGCGACATACCGATCGATGGCGTCGAACGCCGTCCCGAGGTCGCCGGCGAGCAGCGCCTCGCACTCCTCGGGCGTTTTCGTCTGGTGGAGCTTCACACTCGGCCCGGTGTGGCCCGTGCAGATGGTCGGGATGCCGACGGGATCCGGGTAGCTCTCCAGCTCGGTGCCTTCGTAATGCTTGACCACGCTAACCGAGAGGGACAGCGCGAGTGTTGCGCCGCCTGCCGCGCCGCCGAGCCAACGAGTCCAGTTCTTCATGACTTCTCCCTATCCAGCCAGCCGCGCAGCTTCTCGATGTACTTGGGCACGATCAGCCCGATCTGCAGGGCGAGATACGCGAGCGTGAGCACCGTGATCCAGTCGCTGGGTGTCATGCCCCCGGCGTGCAGGAGTGTGACGATCGCGGGCGGCGTCGACTTGATGGCTTCTGTCGTGATGTTCAATTGCTGGGCCATGGCCGTTCCTGCGTGAGCTATCAGAAGGGTGATCAGCACGACTATCGGGTCGGGCTGTTTGCGTGGTTGGCGTAGTTGCGCGTTCATGGCATCAGTCCCAGAGCTGAACAACGGTCGATTTCTGAGGCTGCTGGACGACGTCCGGCAACGTGATCGCGGTGCCCTGGGGCAGCATCGGCCCCAGGTCGGCCAGGCCCGGATTCTGCTCGAGCAACTGCTCGGTTATGCCCGCTGTGCGGCCGTATACGCGCTGGCAGATTGCGTCGACGGTGTCGTACTGGTGGGCGTAGATGACGCGGGCCATCAGATCAGCTCAACCGTGGTGTGTGGCTCGCCGATGATCTCGGAAACCGCCCAGCGGGCATCGCGCCGGTAATCCTCCGCCGCTTCGTCTTTGATCTCGCCGCGCTCGTCGCCGTCGCGCGTTGCGCTGTAGTCCCGGTAGCTTTCGAGTATTCGGGCATGCGCTTCCGAGAACACCGCCTGGCGGTAAAGCTCGGTCGTGTGACCGGGTGTCTGCCACGGCTCGAGCGGTACCGCGTCGGCGGCAAGGATGCCCGCTTCATGTTGCTGGGCTTGAAAGTCAGCGAGCTGCCGGTTGATATCGCGCATAGCAATGCCGAGCGCCTGTTCGACGCGCCCGGGCGTGATGGTCGTATCGATGCGGTGCCGCTCGCGAAACGTGCCGGGCTCGATGTCGGGCCAGAATCCGTTATTCGTGATCGGTGGCGCTGGGGTCGGCTGGGTGTTGCTGCCGCCGTGGGCAACTAGAGACATGGCGCGTTCCGTTCAAAAAAGGGGAGGTGGATCGGGGATCGACGATATGGGGCGCATGGCCTGGATCTCCCCCCGATGCCTCCCGGCCGTCGGCGTGCGACTCGGTTGCAGCGTCAGCCGCTGGGCTGATCGCTGGCGTTCTTCTTGATTTGGCGTTCGAGGTTCTCGATGTCTCGCTTCACGCCCACCCGGTCGTTCAGCTCCAGCGCTCGTTTCAGCTGCCCAACGGCGGCAACGGGGCAACCGGCGTCACGCAGGGCATAGCCATAAGCTTTGCGGAACTTGGCCGTGATCTGGTCGTGCATGTCGACGCCGTCGATCAGATCGTGGGCGCCGGACATGATCGCCGCGAGGTGCGTGCCGAGTTGCTGGCGTGTCTCGTCGTCGACGCTCTCGATCTGGTTCAAGACCTCTTCAGCCAGTTGCTCGGCGACGAGGCTGGCCGTGTCACGCTCGAACCGGTCGGGCGTGTCGAGATCGTGCTCGATGGCATAGCGGGCAATCGCCAGTGCGCCCTCGAGGTCGCCAACGTCGAGACGCCAGATCATGACTGTGGTGACCACTTCATCTCGGGCGCCGTTGCCGGCGTCGAGAACGCCCTCGATGTAGGCGTCGAACTGGGGCAGCAGCTCGCGCTTCATCGCGATCTTGGCTTCGGTGGACTTCACCTTTTTCAGCGATAGGCGGGCGTCGTAGAGCGTGGCCATCATCAGTTCGTACTGATCGCCGCTCTGCTGCTGGCCGGCTTCCGCGCCACCGGCCGACTGAGCGGCGGTGACGCGTTGGAAGTGCCGGCGGGCTGGGCTGGTCATGGCTTCCCCTTACGCATTGGTGGTGTCGATGTTCTCGATCACGCAGCCGAAGCCGTAGTCTTCGACGACGTACGCATCGTTCGAGCTCTCGTAGTTCTCGACACGCTTGCGCTCCGGCTTGTCGCGCAGGTAGCGGCGACGGCTGCCGGTCTGCCAGTAGAGCGACAGGTTGCTCAGCGCGGTGATGAAGATCGTCCCGTCCGGCACGAACGGTGCGCGCACGGCTTGCAGGCCGCCAACGCGCTCCTGGCTGATGATCAGATCCAGCGCGCGCTGCTCGCTTGGCGGCTGATTCTTGTTGACCAGCGGGAAATACTTATCGGCGAGCAGTTTGCGGCCCATGATCACCACCAGATCGGTGGATTCACGGAACCACGGGTCGATCATCTCGTTGACCGCGTCCATGACGAGGGCGTCGAGGTTGGCGTAATCGCCAACGATCCCGATCACCTTGCCTTCGGCGTTTGTCTTCTCGGTGGGGTCGATGACGATTTGGCCGGCCGTTGCGGCGCCGGTCATGACGCGCTGGGGGGCGTGATCGCGGTACTGCTGCAGCCAGCCCTTGTTGACGTCCTGTAGCAGCGGGTTTGCAGCTCGATCGGTCTCGACGGCTGCCGTCGTGCCGTTGAATCCGATCATGATCCGGTCCAGCGCCTGCTGGCGCAGGATCACGTTACGAACGCGAGTCTGGAAGTCCTTGAAGCGTGACCAGGCGTCGAGCTTGCCCCAGGGAATGGCCGTGTCGAACTCGGTGGACACACACTCATAGGTGTTCGCGCTCAGGGCGGTGACGTCGCGCGGCGAGCGGTCTTTGGCCGAGACGTCGGTACGACCGGCAATCGGGCCGGTGACGCCGAGGCCGAGCTTTTCGCCCTTGAGCTCGTCGACGCCGATCACGTTGATCAGGCTGAGGAATTCGCTCGATTCCTGGATGCGTGTTTCCAGCGTCTGCTGGACGCTGGGCTCGACCGCGAAGGATTCCGTCGCGGAATTGACACCGGACAGCTGGGCGATGTGTGCGGTCAGGCGGTTGAAGGCGACGCGAGTATCGTTGCGCATGGTGTGGCGGTCCTTAGCAGTCAGTCAGTTCGGTACCGCCGTTGCCGCCGAGAGCGGGTGAGCGGAGCGGTTGATCGGGGGTGTTGTCGAGCGTGTTGAACAGCTCGTCGAGCTTGGTGCGCGTCTCTTCGTGCGCGGTTTGCAACTCGGCGAACGCGTCCGCGGTGGGGCGCTGGGCGATATCGGCCTCGAGTGCCGCGTGGCGCTGGACGAAGAGCCCGAGCGTCTGCTCGAGATCAGTGCGGAACGCGGCGAAGCCTTTTTCCGTCTTCGCGTCGTGTCGCTTGAACAGGGCTTTCACGCTATCGAGCAGCGACGGGCCGGTGTCGGCCGGCGGCTCGACGTAGCCGTCGAGATCCGTCTCCACGGCGGCGGAGAAGAGGTTTTCGCGCCGCGTCTTGCGACCGGCAATCGGCGATGCATCGCCGGCACTGGCGCTGAACTGGAGCATCTGCGTTCCCAGCGATGCCGGGTTATCGGTTACGGCCAGGCCCACCAGGTAGGGCTCGCCGGTGCCGGCGAAATCCGGGTCGACTTCCATGGACGAATAGACTTTCTGGCGCAGCTTGTTCAGCGCCTTGAGTTCGTCGGTCGGGTCGATCTCCGCATGAAGTTGAACCTTGCCGGCGTCGTTTTTTTCGACTTTCAGCGCCGTGACGTCGCCGTACGCTTTGAAAGGGCTGTCGGGAAGCACGCCCTTGATGTGTTCGAGATTGACGCGACATCCGTAGGTCTTCGGGTCGAAGTTCGCGGCCATCTTCTCGAGCCAGTCGGCCGGAATCTGACGGCCATCGGTGGTGGCGCCTTCGGTTGCGATAACGTGCCAGGGCATGGGGTTTCCTCAGCGGGTGAGCTTGGCGAAGTCGGTTTCGGTACAAAGTGCGGTCAGGTTCCGCGCCGACTCTCATTCGCTCAACCAAGCCGCGTTGTAGATTCGCGATCTACAACGCGCACGCCGATGGAGACGTCTATCGCGCGGGTACGCTGGCCGCATGACGACGACAGCCCCCGACACTCACGACTCCCCGCGACTCACGGCCCGCCACTTGTACTGGCAGGGCTGGCGCGTCGCGCGCATCGCTGAATTCCTCGAGATGAAAGCGGCCACGGTCCATAGCTGGAAAGATCGCGACGGCTGGGAAGAGGCGACCCCGACCCAGCGTGTCGAGGGAGCCCTCGAGGCGCGTCTGGTCCAACTGATCAGCAAGGAGCGGAAGGGAAACGGGGATTACAAAGAGATCGACGCCCTCGGGCGGCAGATCGAGCGCCTGGCGCGGGTTCACAAGTACGCGGAGACGGGGAAGGAGGGCGACTTAAACCCGAAGCTCGCCGCGCGCAACGCGGGCGAGAAGCGCAAGCCGAAGCGCAACGCGCTGACCGAGGAACAGTTCGAGGCGCTGGAGGCGGCGTTCTTCGAGTCGCTGTTCGACTACCAGCTCACCTGGCACGCGGCCGGCGAAAAGCATCGGATCCGCAACATACTGAAGAGCCGCCAGATCGGTGCGACGTTCTACTTCGCCCGCGAGGCCATCGTCGACGCGTTCAAAACGGGGAAGAATAAGATCTTCCTCAGCGCCTCGAAGGCTCAGGCCCACATCTTCAAGAACTACATCATCCAGTTCGTCAAAGAGACCTGCGACGTCGAGCTGAAGGGCGATCCGATCATTCTCGACAACGGCGCGGAGCTGCATTTTCTCGGTACCAACTCGAAAACCGCCCAGGGCTACCACGGCGACGTTTATCTCGATGAATACTTCTGGATCCACGGCTTCGAGCAGTTCCGGAAAGTCGCCTCGGCGATGGCGACGCACAAGCAGTGGCGGCAGACCTACTTTTCGACGCCGTCATCGATCGCGCACGAGGCGTACACGTTCTGGACGGGCGAGCGGATCAACAAGCGGCGCAAGAAAGCCGACCGGGTCGACATCGACGTGAGCCATGCCGCGCTCGCCGGCGGTGCGCTGTGCGGGGATCGCCAGTGGAAACAGATCGTGACGGTCCACGACGCCGAGGCCGGCGGGTGCGACCTGTTCGATGTCGAGGATCTGCAGTTCGAGTACAGCGCCGACGAGTTCGCCAACCTCTTCGAGTGCGAGTTCGTCGACGACAGCCAGTCCGCGTTTCCGCTCGGTGTCATGCAGGGCTGCATGGTCGATGCCTGGGAAGAGTGGGAGAGCGTCTACCGCCCCTATGCACCGAGACCTGTCGGCAATCGCGGCGTCTGGATCGGTTACGACCCGACCGGGCGCAACGAAGACGGCGACGGGGCGGGGCTGGTCGTGGTGCTGCCCGCGCAGGCGGCAGGGGAGAAGCATCGGATTCTCGAGCGACACCGGCTCAAGGGGCAGGACTACGAAGAGCAAGCGGCCTTCATCCGCAAGTTCGCCGACAAGTACGACATCGATCACATCGGCATCGACACCACCGGGATCGGCGCGGCCGTGGCCGAGCACGTCGAGAAGTGGTTCCCGCTCGTTACCCGCTATCACTACACCGTCGAGCTCAAGACCCAGATGGTGCTGCAGGCACAGCAGATCATCCGCAAGGACCGGCTCGAATTCGACGCCGGCTGGGTGGATCTCGCCCAGTCGTTCATGGCGATCAAGAAACAGCTCACGGCCAGCGGCCGCCAATTCACCTACGTATCCGGGCGCAATGCGCAGACCGGCCACGCGGATCTCGCGTGGGCGACGATGCACGCCCTGCACTTCGAACCGATCGACGGCCCGGCCGGCGAGACCAGCGAATCAATGATGGAGTTCTACGAATGAGCGAGCCAGTCGCCGCCAAGCCACGCGTCCGCGTTCCCGCGATCATGGGGCAATCCAGCGAGCCAGCCCGGGCCGAGGCGTTCAGCTTTGGCGATCCGGAACCGGTCACCACCATGCGCGACGTGTTCTATGAGGGCGTCTGGCTCTCGCCGAACGAGTGGTACGAGCCGCCGGTACCGTTCGACGTTCTCTCGAAGAGCTACCGCGCCACCGCCCATCATGGCTCAGCGCTACAGGTGAAGCGGAATATCCTTCTACGCACCTTCAAGCCGCACCCGCTGCTGAATCGACAGACATTCAGCGCGCTGGCGCTCGATCACCTGGTGTTCGGCAATTGCTATCTGGAGGAGATCCGCGGCCGTCTGGGGCGGCTGCTCGAGCTGCAGCGCCGCCCGGCGAAGTACATGCGTCGCGGCAACCGGAATCGCTACTTCTGGGTACCGGACTGGGTGAACAAAGCCGAGCTGCCCGAGGGTCGGACGATCCATCTGATGGAGCCGGACATCGACCAGCAGGTATATGGCCTGCCTGACTATCTGGGCTCGCTGCAGTCGGCATGGCTCAACGAGAGCGCGACACTGTTCCGGCGCCGGTATTACCTCAATGGCTCCCATGCCGGGTTCATCATGTACGTGAACGACGAGGCGCACGACAAGAAGGATATCGACGCGATGCGCCAGGCCCTCAAAGAGTCGAAGGGCGTCGGCAACTTCAAGAACCTGTTCATGTACGCGCCGAAGGGCAAGAAGGACGGCGTCCAGATCATCCCGGTATCGGAGGTGGCGGCTAAGGACGAGTTCTGGCACATCAAGAACATCACCCGCGACGATCAGCTCGCCGGTCACCGGATCCCACCGCAGCTGATGGGCATCATCCCGAGCAACACGGGCGGGTTCGGTGACGTCGAGAAGGCCGCCAGGGTGTTCGTGGCCAACGAGCTCGAGCCGCTGCAACAGACCATGCTCGAGATAAACGACCGCGTCGGTGAAGAGGTGGTGCGGTTCGACCCATACTCGCTGGACTCCCCGCGAGCAGTCGACCCCTAG